AGTAATTTCCTATATGACCAGAATACTTATTATGAGTATATGTTTTTTCTTCTGTACAATCAGAATTATCTACATCCCAATTATCTCTTATTACTTGAGAGACACCACTCCAAAAACTCCCAGGAGCACCAGTTACAAATACCCAGTTTTTCATTGGAGTTCAATCCCTTGAGGTTCAATCCATTTTAAATAAGCTGCTGCTACATTATCTGATGGTGTAAGGATATGTACGCAATGTTCTTCTTTAATTAAAAAACTTTTTTCGTCTTTATGTAGACCTTCCATATAAGGTTTCAAATAATCCCACTCCCTGTTTAATATTAATGCAGGATATTCAACATTAACCATCATAATTCCACCGTCATGAGTTTGATTACTTGGAGTTCTTCCCCAAGGAAAGTCTACACCATTAAATTTTAAAACTGAACAAATTATTGTATCACCAGTTATAAGTTTGAAAATTCTTAATTTTTTATCAATAATTCTTCCTTATAAACAGAAGCTAATCCTAATGCTTCTGTATTAAACTTAATTAAATTCCTAAGAGCATCTTCAGTAATGAATGACATAAGGGTATCTCTATGTGCATCACCATCAGCACCAATCTTCCATTCGTATTGACCTACTTTAGCTTCAATAGCTATTTGTGCATCAACATCTTGGCTCATTGCTGTTAGTGCATTTTGTAAAACGAATGCATTTGGATTTCCTTTGTTTACCCATAAAGCTTTTTGCATACCATCTCTAAATGATTTAACAAGTTTATAAGCATCATAAAATTCTCCAGATGGTTCTACACCATACAACTCTTTAAACATAATTTCTAATTGGAACCCAGGATAGTTAAGGTCATCAGCATGACTTCCATCTGCTTGCAATATACCATGATGGAACCATATTTCTGCTTTGTCATTTGGTTCAACATGTTTTTTATATGCAGCTGGGTTTTCTCTTGTACCATTTAATTCACCGCGTTTAAATGCAAGTCTACGTTCACCGCCTGACATTCCATTAACCCAAGTCACATGGTCTTTAAAGCAGGCAATATAATAATTCATAGTTTTATCAGGACCACATATTAATAGGGTCATAGCAAAAGCTTCGGGAACCATACCCGAACCAGCAGCAAAGGTTGGATATGTCATATCTGCTCCAATAGCTTTACCAGCTATAATATTTAAATTCATAAGACCTATTGAGTCATAATCATTATAGTCATAATCAACATTCTCTTGTAAGAAGCTAACTCCATTACCACCATGACTTACCATGACAATCTTATCAGATGTTCTTAAAGAGTTATGGAATTCATTAAAGCCAGGAATATCTCTTGCTCCTGGTATATGTTTAATGGTTATTTTTTCTCCTAAGAATGGCTCAAGTTGTTCTGCAATTATTGCAGCCCATTGGCTTGTTCCAGCTCCAGGTTTTTGTGGTACAACAAAGATATAATCAGCTAAGGCTGATGTTGTGAATGCCATAAGGCAAAGTGCTAGTAATTTTTTCATGCATACTCCAGTTTGTTTTTTCTTATAGACAATGCTGCCATTGCTATAATTGTTATAATTAAAATAATAAATATTGGCCTAGTCATAAGAGTATCTATAGTATATAAAGCACTTAATTGTAGGGTCAATGTTTCTACCTTTATGGCTAAGATGAATGCCATCAGCAAAGCCGGTCTACTATATTTATATTGTTTGCAAAAGACTCCAAGAGCTGAGCATAAAATTAATATAGCATAGTCCTCCCATCCTCCAGTGTATTGAGCACAAGCCCAAGTGATAAACACTACAAGGATTGGAAAATAATATTTATACGGCCATGAAGATATCTTTGAAATGTATCTATTAAACACAATACATAATATACCTACTAAAACCGTAGCCCACATAAATCCAAATGTGAGACTGTCAAAAAATCTTGTATCATAAGCAAGGTCGGGTGTTCCTAATTCAAATCCTAATGTCATAAACAAAGCCATTAATACTGCAGCAAAAGAAGCACCAGGGATTCCAAATAAAACTGTGGGTATCATGCTAGTAGCCTTTTGAGAATTGTTAGCTCCTTCTGAACCTATAACACCTCTTATATTACCATTACCAAATTCTTCATTAGGATTAGCTGCAACAGCTGAACCATACGCCATCCAATCTCCCATTGCACCGCCAAGTCCTGGAAGGAAACCAATGAAAGCTCCTATTGCTCCGCCTCTTATTGAATCCCATCTATATTTCCATGCAGCTTTAATTCCATCTAAGGTTTGGCCTTTAGTATTATGAGGTATAGTAGTTCTATCTTTTTTCCTCCAACCATCTAATATTTCTGGGAAGGCAAATAGACCAGCAACCATCGGCATAATCTGAATACCAGCTCCTAGATACTCCCAACCAAATGTCCACCTATCAGCATTTGTCACTGGGTCAGTACCTATACTCCCTAAGAATAATCCAATTAATATAGCTATTAAGCTTCTAATCCAGAATCTATTAGATACAAATCCAACACAGGCAAGCGCTAACATAACAAAAGCCCACATCTCTGGGACGCCAAAGACCATCATAAGCTTTGTATACCAAGGGAGTAGGGCGAATGTAAGTGTTCCCCATAGGAGACCATTGACAGTTGAGGTTGTTATTGCAGCTGTAAGAGCATACGTTGCTTTACCTTGCTTGGCTAGAGGGTGACCGTCGACCATTGTGGCTGCGGCTGAGTTAGCTCCAGGAATTCCTAACAAAATACCTGAATAAGTATCACCTGTGGTAGAGGCTGCAACCACGGCCATACAAAATATAACTCCTAAGTACGGGTCTGAGAAATAAGACATAAAACCAAATAGAACTACAAGTCCTGTTGTAGCTCCGGCTGCTGGTATTAATCCTATTATAAGACCATACAAGGTCCCTAATAATAATGCTATAATCATAATATATTTATTTATTTACCAATACTTCATTTGATTCCTATATTGTATTTGGGACATAATTCCCAATCACCTTTTTCTTTATGTGATATTATTTTAATTTGATTTAATGGAGCAGTGTCTCCGATTGGTTTGATAGTTTCTAATAATCCCCAATCAGACATGAGTGTAACAATTGTGTTACGTCTTTGGAGGTCATTTTCTGTTAGGTTAGATGGTTTACCATCCAATAAGAATAACTCTTTAAAATGAGTTATGAAATATCTGCCTTGCTTGTGTAGTATATGACACGATTGAAATAATTGTGAATCACGTTTGGATGCTACTCCCATTCTAGTTAGAGTCTCTCTAATTTTGAGAAAATCATCTGGTTCAGCCAGGGTAACTTCCAACATCATCTCCGGTGTCCAGCTAACTAGATTGTCTTTGTGTTCCGCCATGATTTATTCTTCCTTTAATAATTTTAAGGTTTTTATTACTTAAAAGCGGAAGTACATCACGAGCTTTTTCATTGCTATATCCATAATATTCTTTTATAGCATTGATGTCCTCAGATTCATCAGACTTGTTCCACTTGGAGAAACGATTGCGTTTCCTTATGATATTTATAAGAAACGTATACTGCAGTCGTGAATCTAAGTGATGGAACTTATTCATTTCGTTGGCATATATGACAGTGTCTGGGAAATAAGATAGACCACGGTTTACCATAAAGGCATTATAGTCTTTCTCATTTTCTAGTATGTCTAATTTTGTATTTGATATTGACGAGATTAAAGCAAATGGATTCATAATTTTTTCCATACCCATACAGCAAGTTGAACTGGAGTTGTACCATCTTTAATAGATATCATTGTTTCAATATGCATATCTAATACTTTAAATTTATCTTTGAACCATTTGAATGCACATTGGTCAGCACTATCTATTGTCCAATGAGCATATTCTGTTCCAGGTTCCATATGAATCTCTGCTCTATTAAGATGAACTCTTACAATACATAGTCCACCTTTTTTTAACCATTGATGAAAATAATCAAAGAAGTATAGATTCTCATTAAGAGTTCCAAAGTTGCATGAGCCTAAAGCTAATACAACATCAGCGAATTCTCTATTAAATATAGAATGAGCTTGATTAAAAGTTGCTTGAAAGTCTGCTTGTTGATATGGAGCTGCGTCAAATCCTATAAGATTTGGAAGTCTATTTTTAAATGGATTAATTCCACAACCAGCATCAATAACTAAACCATTAGGCTTTACTTGATTTACAAAGTCAGCTAATGCTATGCCCGAACTGTCATGGTTATTAAAGTGGTCTATGTCATACGGCTTTCTGGTAAAAAAGTCAATGACTTTGTTTTCATTTTTAGTGGGCGGTTTTGACATACTGTACATTATCAACTAAGAAAGAACGCCAACCAATTTTATCTAAATCAAACACATTTATAATATCTAAATTTTCTTTAGCTGTGCCTGTTCCTTTTGGTGTGTGTTCTTCAGGTATCAAATTGGACTGCAATGTGCATTTCATAATACGTTCAGTACCATCTTTTTTTGTGAAACTTATTTCAGCTACGCTGTCACGTAACAATTCTTTTATATCTGCTCTAGTCATCAGTTACTTTCTCCCTAAGAAAAGTGTTAATTGTTTTAATCATATTACCGGCTTGTTCTAATTGATGATATATACCAAGCAAAGTAAAAGCGATTAATATTGTTGCATAATTTGTTAAGGTTTCTAACATATTATCTCCTATTTAAATTTAATTTGTGACATTATTTCTGTCATACATGCCACCACATTTAGCTCATGGTCTGCAACAAAACTATCTTTATAAGAATAGTCAGCAAGTATAAGCACTAATTGCGGAATACTTGTGGGTGAGACATACTCAACCATGTTGTCATAAACCATTCTAAATAACTTTGAGGATTCTACGTCAATGTTGTCTGTTACCCACTTACGCATTTTCTTAAAGTTTTTAGATTTCAAGTCAGCCATTAATTCTTTAACACTTGTCTCAGATAGAGTAGCAAGTATACCAGTATCAATGTGACCACTCATACCATACCTTTGAAGTTCATTTAAGACACGTCTCCAGTCTGGTACATATTTCATAATCAATTCTGATAGAACGTGATTATCATATATTATTTTTTCTTTATCAAGAATCCATTGGCATCTCTTCATAAAGTCATTACATAACCAGGCATTTTGAATACCATAGTTAAACTCATATATAGAACACCTTGAATGCAAGGGGTCTATAATACGATTTTTAAAATTGCATGTTAATATAAATCTACAGTTTTTTGAGAACTCCTCAATGAACCCACGCAATGCAGGTTGTGTAGATTGTGGATTTAAATAATCAGCCTCATCAAGTATGACTACCTTTTGTCCACCCTGTAATGATATTGTACTTGCGAATTGTTTTATCTTCCCGCGAAGAGTATCAATATTACCATCTTCTGAACCATTAATAATTATATAGTCCATGTTCATTTCGTTGCATAATGCTCTAGCTACTGTAGTCTTACCAACTCCAGCTGAGCCAGTGAACATCATATTTGGAAGCTCTCCCTTAAAGATAATACTTTGAAAAGTATCTTTTAATCCTTTAGGGAGAATGCATTCCTCAATAGTTTGTGGTCTATATTTTTCTACGAATAAAAACTCGTCCATAAACTCTCCATAATAAAATTAGTATAATATTCTATTATACCATAGTTTTAACAATTGTAAACAGTTATTTTGTATCTGTATCTGCCGGGGGTGGTGTGGATGCCGTCACAAACATTTGCAAGCGATTTCTTACAGCACCAACGTCAGCTAATTCGTCGCCATTAAAAGCGCCGCGCTTAGTTACTACATCAATAATTTTAATTACTGCTCCAAGGTCTGCTAGACTTATACTTGTTTCAACTGCTTCTTCAGGAGCAGCTTGTGATGTGACATCAACAGTTTCAGTTACTTCAATCACGTCTTCAGTTTTATCTGCCATATATTATTCCTTATATGTTGTTGTTTTATCAAGGGCAACCCAATACTTAATGTTGCCGGCCATTACAGAAGCAATAAGCTTCTTATCAATACCAAACTTATAAGTATCGGCATTGATGAATTTAAAGTTATTCATATCAAAAACAAAATCAAACTCTGCAGAAGTATTTATACTACAATTTGAGATGTTCATAGTGAATTGATTTGAAGTTGGATTAGATTTATCAATGATAGTGCATTCAATAAATTGAGCTGTTGGACTTTTTCTTACACTTAATGTGTTTGTCCTAAGAGTACCAGCAGCTTTTCTTAATTGATTTAACTGCTCATTAGTAACCTCAAACTCTATATCATTGCATTCTAATTCAATGTCTTTGGTAGGCACAGTTAGAATGTCAACCTCAGAGAAATAATATTTGAATTTGGTAATACCATCTGTGATAGTAACAAATTTTGCACCCTCATCAAAATTAAGAGTAGGGTCTTCAAACATATTAAGACAACTTAAGAATTCTCCTAAGTCATATATACCAAAAGTATAAGGCCAAACATATGCCGCATTAGGTATTACGTTTGCTTTTGCCATAAGTGTTTTGGAAGTAGACATTGTTCTAATGAATCCTCCCTCCTCTCCTAAAGCAATATTACTATTGATTGTTTGAAAGTTATTAAGTACATCAATTATTTCATTACTAAGTTTCACGGTTTGACTCCTTTATGTCATGTTCATTCATGGCCAATAATGCATAATGAATTATTTTCATTAAGTCTATTCTATTAGCTCCATTTTTTTTACCATATCTTGACGCATACTTAAGTACATTACCAAGACAAAAGTCCAATCCTCTTCCAGAACTGGAGATTAAATCCATACTTTGGATTCCATTAGGAGATGTGTAGTGACCTGAATAAGTCTTATCAATATATTCAGTTACATCTGCTAGATTTTTTTGTTCATTAAATTTCATATAGTATATATTATATCATAGTTAGTGGGGAAAGTAAACAGTTT